GAGGTATCACCAATTTCTATATATGGGTTATTCGTTGAATCATTGATTAACTCAACATCTGTTAAATAGAAATTATCTACTGTTTTATCTACTGGTTTTTTGAGCTTACCTATAGCATAACAATCTTTATTAAAATATGAATGGGTATAATGTATTACCACGAGACTTTTATCAACTATTTTGTTAAAACATTCTTTAAAAAAATCGTCCTTATCCTTTTTGTTAGGATCTATTGGTCCATCATATTCTCCATAATCTCGTTGATAATTTGGATTGTTTATGTTATATATAGAATTTGGGTCATTATAAGACATTATATACATTATAACTATATATTTTTCTAAATATCAATTTCCAAATAAAGCAATTCATTTTTACAATCTATTACAAACGTAAACACTACAATTAATCTCAGTATCACACTGCAAAATGAGCGTATTTAGAAATGTATTACCAAAATATATAATGATTGTAAAAATTAGAGAGTTTGATTTGAAAGGTGAATTCGCCAATTTTTTTGCGGATTTTCATACAGCTAAGGTTGAAACCAACCATGTTTATCTAAATATTTACACCAACGCAGAGGGTACTACATTTGCAGTTGATGGTGAAGGTCTACCAATAACTGATCGGTTAATAAACTATGTTATTTATACATTACCGGTTTCTAATGAAGCACAATCTATATATACCGCAGGGTATATGACGATTCATTTTCATGATAGTACGGATTTTAAAGTATTTGATGATAATGCAATTAATTATTGGTATGCTGTTTCAGGTATAACACCTATTGTGATAACCCCCTTCACATAAGTTGCTTAATATTTTATATAATGTTAACTACAAAATTATATAAAAACAACTTGCGATAATAGTATATAGAAAATGGAATTGGAAGATTTACAAAAACGTAATCTGGAATTAGAAAATGAAGTGAGAGAACTGAAAGAAAAATTAAAAAAATATACCGCACCTGAACGAAGTAAAAAATTTTATGAAAATCATAAAGAAGAAATTAAACAACGTAATAAAGAATATGCGGAAAAGGTCAATTATTATGCCACGATAACGCCAGAGAAAAAGAAACAATATGCGAGAACTGCTTATTTAAATCATAAAGAAAAGGTGAGAAAAGCCAAAGAACTGGAAATGGAAGCAACTATGTAATTATCATTTTTTGTATATAATTATTGCGTTTAAAATATATAAAGATATTCTTTGATAATAATATATAGAAAACAAATGACTCATTGTTTGGCAATAGATAGAAATTTAAAAGGTTGTAGACGACACAGGATCGGTGAAACGCAATTTTGTAATTTACATCAATATATGAGTCAATACTCGGAGGAGATGATCGCGAATCAGACTATATGTAGTTGTTGTAGAAAAGCTTATTATTTAGAAAATGGTAGAAAAATATGTAATGGTTGTAGGGAACGAAGTAAAGTGAATGTTGTGAAAAATAGAGAAAAGGTTGTTTTGTGTGGAAAATCAGGATGTAAATTCAAAAAGTCGGAGGAAAATAATTATTGTAATATGCATCAATTATGCATTTTTGAAGACGAAACAAAAGAAATGAATAAAAAACTTTGTTATAACGTTATTCGGGGTTGCCGAAGTCAATTGGAAATGGATTATAAATTTAGTAAATGTCCTGATTGTTTAGAAATAGAAAGAGCAAAAGACCATAAACGGCGTAATAAGGCAAAACAACAATATAAGGAGGATGCTGTTGAGAATAGTATGAGAGAAAGTAAATTATGTACTATTTGTTGCATAGAACGACCCATGGAGATGTTTATTGGTATTGCTACGTCTGAAACAAAATCATGTAAGATATGTAGAGATGACAATAAAAGACAAGATTTGAAACGGGATAAAGAACATCGGAATGAATTAGCGAGGACCAATATTTATGAAAAATACCGTGGTTATCAAAAAGCGTGTGACGAAAGATGTTTAGAATTTAGACTAACATTTGATGAATTTATTTCCATAGTAAATAATGATTGCGAATATTGCGGATACAAAAATACGAATTTTGTAAATGGCATTGACCGGAAAAGTTCTTCGGTTGGTTATATATTAGAAAATTGCGCTGCTTGTTGTAAAATGTGTAATTACATGAAGGGTTCATTAAGTGTTGATGTTTTTATAAAACGGGTAGAACATATATTGACAAATCAAAATAAAATAAATGGAAATCTTTATCCAGAATGTTTCCCGAATCATAAAGGTTCGCCATATCATAGATATAAATCTCGTGCGTTAGAAAAAAAATTAGATTTTTCAATTACAAAAGAAGATTACAATAATATTATTCAATATGACTGTTTTTTATGTGGTAAACAAAGTGATGAAAACAATACAAATGGCATAGATAGAATGGATAACAATAAAGGATATATCTTGGATAATATAAATGCGTGTTGTGGTGAATGTAATTATATGAAATATACATGGAATTATGATAAATTGATAAATAAATTATTATCAATATACGAAAAAAATAAAGATATAATGAATAGTGAAGAAAATATTAAAAGTGAAGAACCTATCAAAAATGAAGAACCTATCAAAAATGAAGAACCTATCAAAAATGAAGAACCTATCAAAAATGAAGAAAATATTAAAAGTGAATTAATTAATAATATTAATCCAAGAAATAAACCAAAAAAATCAATAGAAGAAATTAGGGAAGCAAATAGAATTTACAAACAACGACAGCGTGATAAACTTAAAGAAAAATACGGTGAGGAAGAATATAAAAAAATTCGCGCAAAAGAAATCGCTTCATATAGAGCAGGAGCATCTTGTTCCAATGCTTAATTGATATGTATATGAATTATACAAATCAATGATTTTTTATAAAATGTAGGTCAGAAAAACTGTAGGTCAGATTTAATTACTATAGGCTATTCCAGCCATGCCGCTCATCACTCTTAGCACATTGTAATTGACGGCGTAGACTCTGACTTTAGCAGTGGCAGTTCCGGCAACAGCACCCGATGATAAAACAAGTTGTAAAACAGCGTTATCAATTCTGGAGAAGTTGCATGAGCCAGATGGTTGGTGTTCTTCTGGGCGAAGAGCGAACGAGTAAACGTTGATACCAGTATCTGGGGCACGGGTGTGGTGTTGGAATGGTTGGACGACATCGAAGTATGATCCTTCACGTTCAGAGAAACGATCTTGGCCGTTAAGTTGTAATTTGGCAGTTACAACTGGGTTTTCGCCCCAACAATGCATGTCAAGTGCGGTTTCAGCTAATACGAATGTACCAGCATCAGATAGGGATGAACCTGTTTGTGAACTGGTAGAGAATGGAGTGGTTCCCCAGTCAACATTGGCGTTTAAGCCGGATGCATCAATAGCACCTGCCATTTGGAATAGACCAGATGAGTTGATGAAAGCATCAGTTCCGGAGGTTTCAGTTGGGCCGCCGAATGCATGGACTGCATTTGGTAAAGCATCAATGGCATCAGTGTAGTTGAATGGTTGGGCGCCTAATGTTCTGAATAAGATTGATCCACCTTCAAGGGAAGAGCAGTAATCAACGTTGGCATCAGGTTGGACGACCCAGACTAATTCTTTACATGGGTGGTTGAAGTTTAATTTGATTTTGTTGGAGGATGAACCTACTGATTCATCACCAGTGAATTGTAGTTGTTCGATCAAGTATTCATGAGGGTTTTGTGCCATCTTTCTGCGTTCATCAGTATCAAGGAAGATATAGTCAACGTATAGGGAGGCAGCAACAAGGGATTGTTGGTATGCAGATGAGACTGATACAGTTGAACCAGATGTACTGGTTAATGTACTAACAGCCCATAAACATTCACCGATTGGGCGAATATCTAAGTTGATTTTAACTTCGTGGTATTGAAGGGCAATCAATGGAAGAGCAAGACCTGGGTTGCGGCAGAACCAGAATAACAAAGGAATGTATAAAGTGGTTTCTGGAAGAGCGTTTCTTGGAGCGCAAACTTGGGATGGACCACCTGATGAGGCACATGGACCAGAAACAGCAGCGAATGCTGGATCAGTGATGTATGTTAATTGGGTGGTGTTACCAATCATCTTGAAGTATCCGCGTTGTTGTTCGGATGATAGAGTAACTTGGT